ATGCGCCGGTGTTGTTGCAGAAGACGGTTCCTGCCCAATCATTCGGGACGATCACGGCCCGGTTGCCGGTGAGAACGCCGGTTGTGATCAGGTATCGGCAAGCCGCCTGCGCCTGTGTGAGCGTGACGTCTGCAGCGGTCACGGCGACGCTTGCCTTGCTCGTGATGTGCGGAGGCGTCACCCATGCGCGATAGTCGGTGTAGCCGGTCACTGCCGTTGCGTTTGTGGTCACGGTGTAAAGCGGGATCTGGCCGGGAGTGAATGCTGTCGTGTTCTTCGAGACAACGCCGGCCCGGGTCGCTTCGACGTAGTTGGTAGCGCTGGCCGTCAATGCCACCGTGCCGTTTGCGATCACCGTCAACGCGCCATCAACCACCATCGGCCCGCCGTAGTACCCCCAGGTCAGCAGAGTGCTTGTGAAGTTGCGCCGGCCGAACAGCGCGCCGGCCGACATGGAGTTCCACAGCTCATTTGCTGTGACTTCCTTGCCTGGTTGCGCCTGCAAGACCAGATCGAGATTTGATGTGCTTGACGACATGCCGCGCGCCTTATGAAATGGTTGCTGTTGCCGGGTAGCCGCGGCCAACAACGGATGAGAGTTGGTAGACCTTGGCGTAGATGGTCGCCTGGTTGCTGCCGAAGTCCGTGACCTGCTGCGCTGATGTGTAGGTGCATGATTGCGTCGCAGCGGTGATCGTGCGCTTGACGGTGGCGAACGTGCCATCGGCGAAGATGTCGACCTCGTATGCCTCGCTGGTCTCGCTCAATCCAGCGTCGACAAGGTCGCGCCACTCGCCGTCCATCCGGCTGCGCCTGACCCACTCCAGATTCCAGTCATTGGTGGCAACTGTCTTGTAGCCGCGGAAATAGACCGGGCTCAGGCATTCGAGATTGACGCCGACGTAAGCGAACGGAAGGTCGACGTCCGTGTCGATGTCGCGTCCGTAGGTTATCCCGCGATACTCGCGCGTCAGGCCGATCGAGGCAGAAGCCATGCCGATCGCGGTTACATCGGTGAGGCTGAGCGATACCAGTTTGTCGCCTATCTGGTGCGTGCTCATGGCCCACTCCGTGCCGGCACGGCCGCGCAGCATGTCATAGAGGGTATAGGTCTTGCCGCTGACAAGCGTGCAATTCTGTACCCCGATGATTTCCCATCTGCCAGCGTCGCCATACGCGAAGTAATTCTCCCCGTTCAGCACAGCCAGTTCAGTGACGCTCGACAGGCTGCCATTGAGCATCGTGACGCTCAAGCTGCTGGCCTTGTCCCATACGCGCGAATCGACTGAGCCGATGGTGTTGGTGGCAATGCCGACGTCGCTTCCCGGCGGGTCAAATGCCTGCAGGTCATTCCATGTGGTGCCGCTGTCGTCTGTGCGGATGAGCACCCCGCCAGGCCAGCCGGCAGAGACGCCGAACATCGCCGCGAGGAAGCCGGGGTCCGCCTGCGCCGGGTGGAGATACGGCACGTCAAGCAGCACATACGACGAGGCGCCGGATGATGCTATGGTCGTCGGCCCGGTGACAACTGGCGCCACCCCGAGAGCGGCCGGAGTATAGACAGCCTGATCGGCGTATTTCGCGCGGCATTCCAAGCGGCTGTCGCTGGTGTAGTTGATTGCCGTCAGCCGCAGCAGGACGTTACCCTCTGGCGTTTCGAGCGTCACGACGTCGGCAGGCTCGAGGTGGTTATACGTTTGCGGCAAATTGAACGAGAGGTCGTATCGCTCAAGCCAGCGCATAAACAGCAGCACCTCTGCTTTTCCAGCTGCTTCGGCGCCGGTCAATACAATGGCGATTTCCTGCGTTTCCTCGTGCACCGAATCGGTATTGAGGCGCTCTGCGTACTGCTCGCCAACGTCGAATTCGCGGTCGTAATCTAGGTATTTGATCACCATACGGCGCGGCAGTTGTGTGTCCATCTCGCGGCTTGCAGTGACCTGAATTCCGGCTTCCGTTCCCTCGCCGCGTGCGTCAAGGTCTTCCTGCGGGATGGTCTGCACCGACGCGCCGCCCCTCGGAACGAAGGTCACATCGTAGCCGCTCTGCACCACGTCGAAAGGCCAGGAGGCGGCCAGTTGCGTCAGCGCGCCCCGAATGCTGCCGACACTCGCAACGGTGTAGCCGCGCACGGTGCTGGTGAGCGCTGATGTGTTGATGTCTGCCGGCTGCAGGATGCCGGATTGCAGACACTCCTCCGACACGATGTCATCGAGCGTCGGCGAGACTGAGGCGATGGTGTAGGGCTTGATTATGCGCCAGCGGCCCCAACTGGAGGCGGAAGGCTGAAAGAATACGGCGCCGTCCCATATCAAACCACCGCTCCAAAAGTTGCCTACCCTGTTAACTCGCGTCCATGTCGCGCCATAATCTGCCGACCATTCGTAGGCACCATCAGTGCCGCATGCCACAAAAACGCTGCCGTCGTTTTCTACTAGAGATCCGCTCCCGGCAGCCAATGAAAAACCGGCAGCGTAATAGGTCCACGTGATTCCATCCGGGCTTGCGTAGTTTCCGCCTGAACCGCTGCTGATCAAAACAACTTGACCGGTTTGCATCGCTGACGCATAGTTCCAATTGCTATTGATCAGGGTTTCCCGTAGCGTCCAGCTGCCGCTTACGCCTGTCTCTGATGTGTAAACCCTGACGCCCTGATTTATCAAAATCCATCGAGACCCGTTGTGCGAGACGCTGGAGTATACCGAGTTATAGGTCAGATCAGGCGCAAGATGATCGACCCACAAGAGACCATCATCCTCTGAAATCCAAATCCGAAGAGCGGAAAAACCCGCCGTTCCAGCCATCAATAGCTTGCTGCCGTCGTAGCCGATTGCAGTCGCAGAGTAACCGCCTGGAACCGCAATAGTTGACCACGTGATGCCGTTGTTGGTCGACCTGTAGAGGTTTGCCGACGACATCAGGATGATCGATTTCGATGTTTGCACCATGTCAACAATTGGTGCGCCGGCGAATGCGGGAACAGATTCGGTCCACGTCACGCGGTCGTATGATCTGGCAATGTGCGAGCTGAATACATCAACGACAAGATACTCTGCCCCGGTCCAAACTGCGTACTTCCAGTTGCGCGCCGGCAGCGTGCCATACGTCGCTGAATAGTGCTGTTCGGTTCCGGTGCGAACGACCTCGACTTTCACCTGCGCGCCGACGAGGCTATCGCCGTACTGCGCCAGCGGCAGGTCAAGGAAGACGATGTACGCCAGCCCGCGCCATGCCGGCGTGTTGGCGGCGCCGAGCGTGGCTTGAATGCGGGTATCCGGCAGCTGCGTGTCTGTCCCGAGATGGACGGTAAAGCCGGTGGATGCGGCATTAGATGCAGCTACCGTACTTGGGTCGGATGATCCGGCATCGTAGAACAGCTCGCCCTTTATCCAGATGCGCTTAACGCCTGTAATCGGCCCTTTGCACAGACCGACGGCGAAGGTCGCATAATTTACGTATGTCTTCGTCTTGGTCTTGCTGCCTCCCTTGCCGCCGGACTTCTTTTTGACGACGGTCTCGCGGATAGCGTTGTTTTCCAGCCAGAAAAGATTGCCGACAATCGGGACCGTGCCGTAGACGCGAGGGATGACGGCGCCGTATGTGGCAGTCTGGACAGTCAGATCGCCAAGCCGCGGCCCGGTGACTGTCGGGCCTTTTGGTGGGTCGAGAAGCCCGCCGAGCCATATTCCAAGCTGCGCGCCGACCTGCCAGCCAAGGACAGGATTGAAGAAGCCAACAACGCTGCCGATTAGCCCGCCGAGTGCTTGCCCTGCTGTGCTCATGAGAGCCCCTTGACTCGATAGACGCGCACGATTCGCGCCGCCCACTTGGAGCAGATGTCATGCTCGCAGCACGCGCCGACAGCCTCGTATGCGTGAATGATGCCGGAGCCGGTGCAGATCCCGACGTGCTGCGGCTCGCCCAAGAATCGCATCAGCAGGATGTCGCCAGCGGATCGGTCGGCGATGTCTGGCAAGCGCTCGATCATGGGCTGCGCGTCCATGGCGGCGGTCAATCGGCCCTTGTTCGGCGTCCGCCCGTATCCGGTTACGTCAAGAACATCAACCCCGAGCGCGCGCACGGCATGGACTGCAACGCCCGCACAATCGAGCCCGACGCCGACCACTCGACCCTGGTGAGCGAATGGCGTGCCGATGCAATCGCGAGCAGCGGCGATGATGTCGTCCGCGGTCATGGCTTTACAGGCGGAAGCTTTGGCCGCGGCATCTCAGACCGAAGAGCGCAAACCGGCACGGTTTCTCGTGGATCGGAATGCTTGCCGGCCTCAAACAGCCAGACAACGCATCTTGATGGGCCGAATAGGCGACGAGGGGCCGCCTGGTGTGTGCAAATCCCGTCGTGCGCGAAACTCCGGCAGTTGATGTTTATTGGCACGCGTTATTCCTTTCCGGCATGGCTGCGCAACTTGTCATGCGGCGCCACTCCGCCCAACGTGGGCATATGTCGAGCCGTTTGGAATCCAGAGGAAACCGCCGAAGTTGACGACGTTCGAGCCGCCAACCCGGTTCTGGCAATCGATCAGTCGCTTCCTGCAGCCGCGCAGCATCGTGTAGCTGTCGCCGACCGATGGCAGGTAATATGCGCCGTCGAATGTCGTGATCGTGCCGTCAGCGGCGTGCGCTTTGATCTCCAGCGGCTTCAGGCCGGCGTTGGCGCCCGTCGTGAATTGAATTGTTCCGGCGCCGAATGTGTCGGCGGCTTCGGCTCGTGTGCTGTCGCGAAAGACTGTCGTGCTGGTAACGTGCGTCAGGGTGCCTGTCACGGTATTGGCTACCGGGTCCGCCATACAACCGGCGTACTCCTGGCCGCAAAAGGTCTTAGGACAGGCGGCGCCGTAGGTATCGCCGACCACCTGGTTCAGTGCGTCTATCAGGCTGACGCCCCCGATCTGATAGCGGTCGTCGCGCAGCGTTGCTTTGCCGAATACGCCGGCCGTGATCTGTTCTTCGTTCTCGATCGGAGCCGCCCACGAGGTGGCGAAGATGTAGCAGCGCGCCCCGTCGAATACGCCACTGGCAATCGCCGCCCTGGTGATACCAGCAGCGCCAGCGATTCCGTCAAGGTCGAGTGACGCCGGCGCAAAGTCTGCGGTTGCAGAATAGCCGGTGAATTCGTAGCCACTTGTCGACAGGTACGTGTGCCCGCTGATCACGATGTCGCGCGGGTAGTCGGTCAGGTAGATCGGGCCAGCAGATACCGGCTCGATTCGCAGGCAGAGGATGCGCGTTTCCGGTGCGGCGACTGTCACCTTCATGGATTCAGCAGTTCCACGACTTCCATTGATCCGATCTCGCGCACTGAGCGGGTAAGCAGCGTGGCGTCGACGTCGGAGTCAAACCGACACGGCAGGTCGAATTCGCAGCCGCCTTTCACCGCCTCGCCTGACTGCGGCCGGGTGTTGGCAGTGCCGCCGCTGGTGTAGGCAGTGAATCCGGCGCTGTTGATTGCGACCGTAATCGAGACGCTGGCGACGACAGAGACAATCAGGCCGCGCATCCCGTTGATCTCGACCATGCCGACGACGCCGGAGATGTGCACCGATTCGCCGGCCAGGAAGGTATGGCCGGCGCAGGAGATGACCGCCTGCACGGCCTTGGTGATCGCGGTGATGGCGCGGGTTTTGTTGGCCGAGAAGGTGACGCGTCCGGTTGTCGAATCAGACGACAGGCCAAGCGTCGGGATAACGCCACCGATCGAGACGAGGACAGCCCCGGCCACAGGCTTGAAGATGGTGCGGACAGGATAGCCAGACGCTCCGGCTGTTGCGCCCAGGCCGTAGGCCTTCTGCAGCTGATAGACCCCGGTGCTGACTAGTTCCAGATCCTGATCAATCGCTGTCGGAGCGGCGCGGCCGTCTGTCGCTGTCGTGCGGTCGTCTGGCCAATTGACGCGGAAGCCAGCATAGCGGCCGTGCGCGCGTGCGTAGAGGTCCATCACGCGCTTTATCGTGTCGTCGCGCAGCCCGGTGAAATTGATCACGAAGCGCCGCAGCGGGATCGGATGCACAAGGCGCCGGTGCTCCGATCCGCCAGCGGTGCGCGTGATCTGAACCTCATAGCTGTCGCGGACCTGCGCGCCCATGCGGATTTCGTCCGGGAGTCGCTCTTCCAAAAACTCAGGCATAGCGGGCGGCTCCTGATACGGTCTGTCCGATGCGGCGAGCGATGTCGCCGGCAGATTGCCGGAGGTCGCTTCCGCTCGAGCCGCCGGCCATGTTGATGACTACGCTGATGCTCTGCCCGCCACCGCCTGAACGGTTCTGCGCGGCCGGGACAATGCGCTCGCCTTGATGCACCTTTGCCACCATGTCGCGCGGCACGTATGGAGTTCCAACGTCGAACGACGGCAGAGAGCTGAGCAGCGAGCCAACCCAGCCGCCGATCTGTCCGCCGCCCCCGCCCTTGCTTCCGAAGTCGCCGAAAAGTCGCTTCATGATTTCGGCTGACGCGGCCTCGGCAATCATCCGCTTGATGGTCTCGCCGAACTTCTTCAGCATGGAGTCTGTGCCGTCTGAAAACGGGTCGAAAAGGAAATCAGCGAAAGCCGACTGCATGTTCTGCGCTGCGCTGCGGGCAAACTCGGTGAGGGTGTCGGCTGTCTCTGCGGTTTTCGTTTCCAGACCCTGCATTTCTTCTCCGGCCTTGCTGGCTGCCCGGCCGAACGTCTCCATGCTGATTGCTCCGGTTGCCTCAAGCTCTACCAGTCGCTCAATGGTGGCGTTCAGCTTTTCTGACGGGGTTTGCATGGCTTTGAAAATAGAGGTTCCCTCGCTGGTGTCCGACATAAAAGCGGCTTTTGCTTCTTTTGCAGCCTCTGCGGCTCGCTTTGTCACGTCAATCTGCGCCGCCAGCCCTCGAGCTGTTGCGAGGTTCGCCGCCGTTGCCGTCTTGTATTTGCCGTCAGCAATCGCCAGTTCTAGCTTCTCGACCTCGGTGAGATCCTGCGTCGCTCGAATCTGGTCTCTTAACTGCTCGACCAAGCGGGCGCCGTCGTCAATGGCTTTTCCTGCGCGGCTGCCGGATTTTGCGCCGCCGCCACCGCCACCGCCGACGAACCGCTTTATGGCTGCATCAGATGGCGGCTTCTTAGCTGCTTCGTCGCTTCCAGCTTTGACGGCGTCCTTGCTGAACTTCTTCAGCGCTTCAATCTGATTTTTTGTAACGGCAATCTGCTGGTCGAATTCTCCCGGTTTGCCGAAGACCAATTCGCCGAGGAAGCCGCCTTGACCGGTAGCGCGCTTGGCTTTTGTCTCCAGCGATTGCAGCTTGTTTTCGAGGTCTTTGATTTGTCCGGCGCGCGAGGTGTCAATCTCTCCGAGCGCCAAGTCAAACGGCAGCTTTGCCAGCCCGATCAGCCCGGCAAAAACAGCCTGCAAGCCTTGCCCTTGCGCAGCGAGCGCCTCCATGCGGGCGGCTGTGCGGTCAAGCGAAGGGACGAGAGAATTGACTAGCTCGGTTGCGGCGCCGCCGGCGCGAGCCTTGAGCAGGTCTAGCTTGGCATTTAGTTCGGCGGATTTTGCTGCTGATTCTGCCGTGACGCCTGAAACATCCTTACCCTTGGAGACAAGCGCCTCGAATCCTTTGGCGCCCTCGGACAGCGCCGGAGCCGCTCCTGCCCATGACTTGCCAAGCGCTTCGGCTGCAACCGCGGCGCGATTCTCCGGCTCTTCGATGGCGACGAAGATGTCGGCAAGCTGTTTGAAAGCCTCGTAACCGTCCTTTGCGTTGATGCCTAGCTGCTTGTACTTCTCCGGGTCTTTGCCGATGTTGACCTGAAGCTTGTTGATGGCCGCTGCGATGCTGTCTAGGTCACTACCAGTTGTCTTTGCTGCGAAACCTAGCCCGGAAAGCGTTTCGATTGAAATTGCGGTGGATTTGCTCAGATCGACCAGCGCATCTTGCGCGTCGACCACTTGCTGCACGACATCGGACAGGAAGCCGGTAACGATCGACGCGCCAAGCCCGGCGAATGCGCCCTTGATTGCCGAGCCTACGCCAGAGAAGGCAGACTCGATCCGCTTGGCGTTTTGCTCTGCCATGCGCGACACTTTGCCAAGGTCGCCTTGAATGCCGGCGAGCTTGGCATTGATGTCGACGGTCAGGGTTGCAATTGCCATGCTCAGGCCTCTTTGTTGCGCATGTGCTCGCGCAGTGTCACCAGCTGATAAATGAGCACTTCAGGATCTCCGATTCCCAACATGTCCACGACGATCGGCAACGCTTGCCAATCGAGTCCGCCCATGAGGTTCCACGCCCGCACAGCCGCTTGTGCCGTGCGTGGCGCAGCCTTCTCGCCTGACCGGAGTTGCTCCGGCAGTTCCTGCTCTTCCAGCCAGGCGGTTAGTTTCCCAGGATGTCGTCAAGCCCTTGGGCATAGGCGTCGTATGCCTTGACGACGCCATCGACCACGGCGGCGAACAGGTCAGGGCGATCCGACAACCACTCTGCGCAGGCGTCAGCGTCGAACGGCAGCGGGTGAGGATCTCCACCTGGGATCAGATCGCCCTCGGTGACGTCTTCCCACCCGATGACGAGCGATAGGATGCCGCGCGCCGGGTTGTCGCCGCTGAACTTTTCCTGTCGCTCGATCGGCGTTGGACGGCGAGCAATGAACGTGTGTTGCCGCGGCGAGCCGGTGACAATGCGGACCTCGCGAGCCCGCAACATCTTCTGCAGAAGCGCACTCATGATGCGTAATAGGTCGGCGTGCCGTTCATCGTGATGGCGGTCGGCGTGGTCACAAGCTGCTGCGCGGACCCGCCAGGAAGCAGCGAGGCGCCAACGTGGCCGGCGAAGACCATGATCTGGCCGCCGGAACCCCACGTGAAGCGGAAAGCCCTTTTCGCCTGTACGTCAGAAGCCGCTTTCATGGCGAGCAGGCCGGCGTCTGAAATGTCGTGGATGTGGTCCATGGTGAAATTGCTGGCTTCAGGCAGACCCGGGATCGACGTGTTGACGTTGCTGTGAATCGTCGTCGTCGGGATGAACTCGAAGCCACCTCCGCTTGCCGTGATGTTGGTAGCCGTGGTGATCGACGTACCAAACGTGATTTTCTCAGCCGTGCCAGACGTGAAGGTATCGAACAGCGTCGTATCGACGCCCTCAAGTTGGAACGTATCAGCCGCCACGCCGGCAACCCTGACGACCTTTTCATTCAGCTGAAACATGCCGTTGACCGACAGATAGACAAAATCCCCATTGGCGTATCCGTGCGCAACCGAACTGGCGACACCGGGGCTTGCCTTGGTGATTGCGGTGATCGTTTTGGCCGCAGCAAGAGCAGATTGCATTGCTACAGCCACGTTTTTCCATACTTTTGCCGTTGCCATTTTTTTCAATTTCCCAAAAAAAAGCCCCTTTCGGGGCCTGGCGTTACTCGAAAAAAAAGCCCCTTTCGGGGCCGTTGGTGGTGCTGGTGCGGGTTACGCCGCTGTGAACCAAGTGGTATCGAGCGTTGCGGCAAAATTGCCGGTTTCCTCGTCGTATCCGCCTGCGCGGTTCGTTACCGGATTTCCTGCGACGCGCAGGGCTTCGGCGATCTGATCGCCGACTAATTCGGCCATGGTGCGAGTCGGCGCCCATGACGAGACGACCATCTGCGCGAACTCGCCGAACTTGGCGCCGCCGATTCCGATCACCGGCTCAGTGCCCTGGCGCGCGGTGACGACGGCCGGCAGGTCTGCGTCTTCCGGGATCACATCCGGGTAGATGCGCTTTCCAACCAGCGAGGTGAGCGCCGGCAGGCCGGCGAGCGCGGCATAGAGTTCGGATTCGACGGACATCAGGCTGCCCCGGTGTTGATCTGGTTGATTGCGGAAGTTGCTTCGCGTATCACGATGTCGGCTGCCTGATCGAGTTTTTTCGCCCCATCAGCGAGGAACGGGCGTTTGCTCATCTTCTTCGTTCCGAATTCAAGGAACCACCAGTAAAACGGGTCGTTCGGGTTCTTCGCCCCGGCAGCGCCAAGCTTTTTTGTCCTCGCTCCACGCAACGGGCGGACGCCGACGAAAACGCCAAGATCGCCTGCTTTCCTGGCGTACTTCGAAGTTCGCACGACGATGGCGCGGCGGACGGTGCCTTTCTTGCGGTATTTCGCCTGCCGCTCGACAATGGTCCCGTCTTTTCTTTTGCGCTTGATTGGCTGCAGCACCGGTGCGGCCGGTCTTGCGGCATCGCGAACGAGATTCCCGGCGAGCCTCAGCCCTTTGAGCAGGCCCTTTTTCTTGAGCTTGTCTGGAACCTGCTCCAATGCTCGCTTCAGCTCATCGACGCCTTTTAGCTCGACCTCAAACTCCTGGCTCATGCGTTCGCCCCGTTGCGGATGCCATTGACGGCCAGGATCTCGGTCGTGTGATGCCCTGCGCCAACGTCGATAATCTGCACGATGTCATAAGGCTCGGAATTCCACAGCACTCTGTGCTCGCGCGTGATGTCGGACCGGTAGCGAATCCGGAAGCGAACATCAGCGGCGTATTGCGTCTGTTGCGCGGCGAAGAATTCGCGGCCTTTCAGCGGCCAGGCTTCGGCCCATACGGATTTGTCGCCGGTCAGCACGACGTCGCGCCACTTGACGACCTCCTCGCCAATCGCGTTGCGCGTGACGCTCTTGCGCTGGATGCGAACGCGATGCTTTGCGCGGCCCGGGTCAAATTGAGTGGTCTGCATCAGGATGCCGGATAGAATCGCTCGGCATCGAGCAGTCGGTCAATGAATGGCAGCGGCTGCAGTGCGGCGACGTTCAAGCCAGACGGATTGTCCAGCGCTTGCACGACCATGGCGGTGATCCACAGGCGCACGTTTGCCGGCACCGAGGCATCATCATCGCCATACCCGACGACATAGCGCACGCGCACGGCATTCGGCACGGCATACGTCGCCGGCCAGCTTGCGTCGATGTCGAGCAGGACGCGAGCCGGAGATTTGGCGTTGTCAAGACTGTAGTCGGTGTTTATGACCGTCTGCTCAGCGCCGGCAGAATCCAGGTATTTGACGCTGGTGATGCTCTGCACGCTCGGCAGGAGCAAGTCAATCTCGCCGTCCGGGAATTTGTCAAGGACAAGCTCAACGGTCTGCGTGATCAGGCGGCGCCCTAGTCGGTGCTCTGCCTCAATCCGGACGGCCGGGATCAAGAGCAGCGCCATCTGGTCGTCAAATGACTCAGCATCGAGCCTGGCGGCGATCTTGACGTCTTCAACGCTGACCGGCTCTGCGTCAGGCGGGGTGATGGTGATCAGTGGCATGGCGGCTTTACTTGTTGTGGACTCGGATTACCGGAGATTGTCTAGCTAGCACGACGGCATACACGGCCTGCGGGACTCGGTATGGCTTCCCTCGCCATGTGCTGTGCGCGCGCCACTGGGTATGAGGACGCCAGGTTAGAGTCATCGCGTCACCCTGGCTTAATCAGGAGAAACCCACGATATAAGGTCTCGCGCCGTGCACACTTCAAGCTTTCCTGAATCCTCTCTCTGGCGAAGACCTGCGGATATGTCGTCAAATACTTGCCTGTTGATGTCGTAACCAGTTGCTCCAGAGGAGAATATCTTGTGCAGCATGAGAGCACAGGACCATCCTCCGACAACCAACTGGTCGACTGTGGCAAGCAGCGTCGCTGCCACCGTCGATGCAGTAACTTCCATACGGCGCAGAATGTACCGATCTACACCCCTTGCAGGAGTAATTCTCTGATTTCCAACGGTGAATGCTCCCTTGAACCCCATGGACTCTAAAAGAGCCGGTATTTCCATTGTGTTACCAGGCGATCGCAGATAGTTGCCATACGGGTACACGTAGACGTCCGAGTCGTCACCGCAGCCGCCAAGCTGTTGCACCCAAAGCCGATTAGAAGCTATGTCATTTTCAACATCCTGCATTGTAGCCATCGCTGTCAGATCATTTGCCCCGTGCACAATCATGCGATGACCAGACCAAGCCATTGTTTTAAATTGCTCAAGAGGAGATACCGATGCAATCAAGGCAAAGTTTGCTATCAACCCATATTTGTTCAGGATTGGCAGCGCAAAATTGTAATCAGACGTGTTTCCGTCATCGAATATCAGAGCACATTTTGTCCGTCCACCAGGGGTGATAACCGCCCGGTCGAAAATTAAAGACGTACCGGCCTCTGAGGCAGCAGTCACCAGCATCCGGAAGTTTGTAATTGTCTCATAGGTTGGTGATCCTGTAGGCGACCCAACAGATAAATCCATGCTCATCAGCTGCCAGCCGTTATGACTAAAAGTCGTAATCGTCTTGAGGTAGTAATCAGTGAACGAGCTGTTTGTAGCAAAATAGAACGACACCTGAGTAATGCTTGCGTGATCTTCGATATAAACCCAAACGTCGACTCGAGGAGTTCCAACGGGCCCGGTAGATAGAGATCCGATAGTTATGCTTGCATTTAAGGTGGTTGTTGCTATGCGCAACACCGTTCCTTGGTTCGTCCTATATTCTGCCGGACCTCCGGATGGTTTTGCGACGGCCGACAGCGTTATTCCAGCCGTAGTAGACCATCCCGTAGTGCTCGACCCGTCCTTCAGGATTTTTCCTGAAAATGATGGCCTTTGCATTGATCTGCGTAACTCAAATTCATCGAGCAGTCTCGTTTTTTGCACCGACGAGTCAGTGAGTGAACTTAATCTGCTCTCAATCGATGTAGGAACGGCGCTTCCATCAATCCCCACCTTCGCCTGTAGCGCCTCCAGTTCGTCACATATCTGATTGTGCAGTAGGTCAATCTCTGTTCCCGGCGCGTCCATGAAATCGCCAGGCAATACCCGCTGGATCGCAGCAAGCGAGGTCGGAAAATCTGCAGCCATTGAGCGTCCCTATCAGGCGGATGTGGTGATCTCTGGAAGCACGGTCAAAACCGACTTGGCAGAGCAAATTGGTAAAACTGAGCTATCAGCGCGGACCATCTCGATGTCGAAATAACGCTTACCGGCAGCAAGTGCCGATGTGTCGGTGGTGTCGAGCGTCAGGCGCAGCGAGTCGGTGACGAGATCAATCAGCAGCTCGCCGGTGGTGTGCTTGTAGGTGGCGAGAACAGGCCCGCTGATGCTGCTCTTGACGTTCATGCGGGCATCAACGAACTGCGACAGGTCTAGCGGCTCGCGGTAGACAAGTTGGCCGCCAGACACGTATGGAGTAAAGCTGATGCCGTTGACGTCGTTGAATTCGACGGTATTGGCATCGATCAGCGTGATACGCCGGAGCGCATCATCAATCGGGTCGTCCCAGGCAATATCGATCTCAGGCACGCCGGAATTCATGATCGCTGCTCGCCACCCGTCTTTCATGCCGTGCGCAACCGCGGTGATGCGAATAGGCGCCGTGGCGTCAATGTCCGTGATCGACTTGTAGACGAGGACATCGGATTCAACGCGAATCGGAATGTCTTCGCTGGCTCCCCGTCGTATGGTGAGCTTGAGTGTTTCGAGCATGGATGGCTTCTGTCTGAAAGGCCGACCCTTGCGGGCCGGCGGTCTCTTGGTTGCCCGGTTAGGCGGCTGCGATCTTCAAGAGCTTGATCGCTTGCGTGTTGCGCAGCTTGCCGCCGACGCGCTTGCGAACGTAGAACTTCACGAAGCCAGGCGAGGTGATCTCGTCACGCGTGATGCGCATCCCGACGCGATCGGCGATCAGATAGCCTTCCTTGAAGTCGCCGAACGCCAGCGAGAAGTTGCCCGCGCCAACTGCCGGCATGTCCTCGGCTTCAACCACCGGAAAGCCGATGAACGTATCCGGCTGTTTGGCTGAAAGGCCCGGCTGCCACATGTAGGCGTTGGTCGTGGCTTCCTTGTACTTGCGCAGAGCGGCCAGCACGAGCTTCGAAGTCACCCAAACGGCATTTGCACGGTAGCGGGCACGCAGCGCGTAGACGATGTCGTAAAACGTATCCGGCGTGCTCGGCAGAGCGGCAGCCTGTCCGCTGGCGATGTATTGCAGCGTGCCGAATGCGCGAGATGCGTCAGTCGTGGTCAGCGGTGCAGGGCCTCCGAGGAAACCGGTTGGCTTCTTGGTGCCGTTGCCGCTGACGAACGCTGCGCCTTCACCGGCTGCGATGGTCTCGGCAGCGGACGTGATCAGCCAGTCCTCGACGTTGAAGAACAGGTCGTCAAGCGACTCTTCCGAAGCCTGCGGCTTGGCACTGGCCATGCCGAACGTCGGCGCTACTTCTGCCAGGTCCGGGGTGTTGGTCTGGTTGCGTGCATCCGCCTCGCCGAGCCATTCAAACGCTGCGCCGTTGACGTCAAACAGCTCCTTGTAGTCACTCGTGCCGACCATGCGGACGGTCGAAATCTGGCGGATCGGCGAGATGTCGACCGACAGGCGTGCAATGCTCTGCTCGATCTGCTCGGGCAGCGCGAAGCCACCGGACGCGCCGGTGCTGGTGACAACTTGGGCGGCCCGGGTCTCGCGGCCATCGGCGCGGCGACGGGTCTCGAGCTTCTTGCCGGCTTCATGCACCGCGGCTTTGCGCTCTGGGTCGGTCGGGCTGCGAACCCAATCGATGAACGCCTCCTTGTACTCGACGGACTCGGCCGAGTCGCCGGCCTTCTGATCGCCGCCGAATGCGCCAGGGCGAGCCATTCGGGTCTCGAGCTTTTCGAGGCGGCTCTTGGCTTCGGTGATCGCGTCGATGTGGGCGTCCATCGCGGCCAGCTTGGCGTCAAGATGCTCGGTCGATGCGCCCTTCTTTACGGCTTCCAGGCGGGCGTCGTTGGTGTGCTTGTACTCCTCGAAGGCGTGACCGATCTGGTCGATGGCTTTGGCAATCGATGTGATGCTGGGGTCTTCGCGGGTCTCGCAGAAGCCGCCTGTGGCGTCGAGTTTGGCGAGCAGTGAGGCGTGATGCGAGAGCATCAGAGCGCCAATCATGATTTGCTTCATGGTGAATTCCTTATCTGGAAGTGATGGACTGAAGCAGCTTGGTAGCTGCCTTGAAGGCTTCGGCGGTCGATTCTGCGGACTCTCTCCGCGCCTCGCCCATCCGCATGACTCGCGCCACAATGGCGGTCGAGTCGGCTTTGCTGAATCCGGCCTCTCGCAGGACTCGCTCTGCATCTTTTGGTGCTGCAATCGTGTCGAGCGTCGATTTGACGTTAGTGACGCGCGCCTGCGGGTTCGCCGGGAAAGTAACAAGCGAGACTTCCCACAGGTCAATGCCGGTCAGCGTGCGCACGTCGGTGGCTGTGTTGTAGGTCCATTGCACCGGCATGAATCCGATGGACAGGCCGCTGACGGCCTTCATCTTCATCAGCTCGTAGGCTTCCTTGCCACCTTGCGTATTCATGGCCAGTTGGCCGCGAACGAATAGCCCGGTGCCGTCTTCCACCATGTCCGTCCAAACTCCGATGGCCTCGCGGCTTGAGTGCTCGCGCAGCATCGCCGGCATGGTCCCTGCCGTTTTGTGCGCGGCCATGCTGTCGGAGAAAGCGCCGGGTATGATTATGTCGTCGTAGTTGTCGAGTACGCCGAAAACAGAGGCGTAGCCCTCGATTTCGCCATTCGAGCCGACCGCTTTGACTTGCATCGGGCAAGAACGGGTCTCGCGATTCGGTATCGCTGATCGTGTTTCGGTGGTCATTGGTCTGCTTCCTTCGCGTCTTCGGCGTTGTTTTCGTCTGCCGATTGATCGCCTTTCGCCATGTTCAGCGGCGTCAATGGTTCGTCCAGGCCTGGCAATGGGTCTTTGCCTTCCTCGTCGCGGATTTCGTTGCGGGTATAGATGCCCATCTCGGCCATCGTGCGCGCCCACTGCGCCCGATCCTTCATTGCGCCGGCCGTCAGGTAACGAGTGTCGAACTCGGCATAGAGCGGGCCTGAGCCATCCAGCAGCATTTCGTCGATGCGCTGCTTCCAGGCCTCATGCCATGGCGCCAGGGTGTGCTTCAGGTGGGCGGCGAAAAATGCTTCTGAGCTGGCAAACGTCGCGCTCTTGTCGGAGTGCCCAACGAGGATCGGGAAGACTCCGTAGGCTCGGCACATCTCTTCAATCTGCAGCCGTCGAGTCTCGACATGCTGAGCGTCGACGCCTGTCATGGCCGTATTGAACCACTTGGCATTGCGGTCGAGAACGAGCGGCGCGCCGGCATTGTCGGGCCCCGACTTGTTCTTCAGGTGCGCTGTCAACGCGGCGTACTGGTCAGCGTTTAGCGTGCCTTCAACCGAGTACGTGCCGCCCGGCCTCAGCCCGTTGGCGTGCATGGCGGACTGGCTGCGCTCGGTGGCGATGGCGAGGCCAACGGCTGAGCGGGCAAGCGATACGGCATTCATGGAGCAAACCCAATCCCACTGGACGCCATTCAGAACGAAAACGTCATCAGGAACGAACTCGCCGACCAAGCCGAAATCATCCCAACAGCGATATCGGACCTCGTAGCGCGAAATCTTGCGGACATCCCACCGCCCGGGCTGCACCGGGATAAGCTCGCGGACCCGGCGATTGTCGCCGCGGACCTTGATGGACAGCCCGGCGCCGGTCAGTGCGGCGTGCAGCGTCATCTGCCGGCGCCACTCGAACGATGTCTGCCATTCATTAGGCCGGCGAGAAAGCAGGCGATACTCCGGAATATTGTCGGCGCGCTGCCGGCTGCCGTCTTTCGCCTTGCGGAAAACCCCGAGGCTCGGCGTTGCGCACCCGTCGGCGATCACCTTGACGCACGCCAGGACGGTAGCGACTTGCAGCGCTGTTTTCTCGGTGACGGTGACGCCGGCAACTTGGCCACCGCCGACGCCGTCGATAAGGCTCGCGACTTGATCGTATGTGAGCTGTGCGGCCTTGCGTCCGAACAGGCGGTCAAAGAATTTCACGCGGCTTCTACTTCCCAGAATGATTTCTCGCTCGAGCCGGTGGTCGTGATCTTGCCGGCAGCCATAACCGCGGCCACCATCAAGTCGATTCGCCCGGTCGCGTGCTCTTTGCTCAATTTTCGATTCCCTGCACCGTCAGTCACCGTCACCGCATTACCTGCGCACATCGTCATAATCTTGTGGCCGTTGTGGACGATCTGCCCGTTAAGCAGCATCCGCTCGAATTCCTCAAGCGCCGGGCTCATGTCCTTGTAGCCCTGGCCAAACGGGACCATCTCAGGAAGCGATATTCCTTCGTCGCTCGCCATCTGGATCAAGTCTTCAATCCGCCAGCGGTCGTATGAGCAGCCAACGACCTCGAAAAACTCGCACATCTGAGACAGCTTCTGCAGAATGACGCGCTTGCTTATCGCGCGGCCCGGCGTGGTGCTGAGCAGCCCTTCTGCTTTCCACTGCACGTAAGGCACTCGGTCGGTTTCGCTCTTGCGCTTCAGGTCGGCATCTGGCAGCCAAGCGAACGGCACAATGCGCCACGGCTCGCCTTCTTCGATCGGCTCGACGAGGAAGACAAGCCCGGTCAAGTCTGTCGTGCTGGACAGGTCGAGCCCGGCAACCGCTCGGCGCCCGGCAAGATCTTCCACCTCGAACGCTTGCTGCGCGCCTTTCCAAACTTCGTGCGATATCCACGGGCTTTCTGCGTCCGTCCAGGTGCAGAAATTCAGCCGCCTTACCAGAGCTTCCTTGCTCGGCATTCCGCGCGCTTCGGTTACTTGCTCCCGGATGTACTTATACCCAGGCAGGTCGGCGTCTTGCAGCGACGGGTTGGCTTTCGGCCAGCAGTCCTCGCTCAGAAACGGGTCGTCGACCTCGTCCAACGAGCAGATGTATGGAAAAAATGAATCGTCCTCAATCTCGCGTTTGGCTACTCGCGCGCCGTATTCGTGATAAGCCCAACATGGGCCGGTCTTGCCGCTTCCGGCGTTCGTGATCATGAAGATCATTGCCTGTCGCCGGCTCTTGGTGCCGGCCCGCAGCATCTCCACGACGGTGTTCGTTTTGTGCTCGTGCAGTTCGTCAATCAGCGCGATGTGCGGCCGCGGCCCGCTCTGCCCGTCGTCGCTGCTGATCGGCCTGAAGAACGCGCCTTGTGCCATGTAGGCCAAGTTCCAGCAGCGCTCTCCGGTGCCGCTCTTAGTCAAGCGCTTTGAAAGCTCCGGCGACTGATCGACCATCGCCACAGCATCGCGAAACAGGATCATGGCCTGATCCTTCTTCGTTGCCGCGCTGTAGACTTCCGCCCGAGGCTCTGCGTCTGCAACGAGGCCAAGCATTCCGATCCCGGCAGCCAGCGGAGACTTCCCGCTGCCCTTCGCTGTCTCGACGTATGCCGATCGGAATCTGCGCGTTCCGTCCAGGCCTTTCCAGCCGAACAGAGATCCGACTACAAAACGCTGCCATGCCAGCAACGCGAACTCGACTCCCTCGAATGCGCCGCCGTTGAGCTTCAGGACGTTGGCAAAAAACCGCTGCGCCTTGTCGCTGGCTTCCACATCCCAAACGAGGCCGCGCGATGCTCCGTGCTGAAGGTCATCAAGATGACGCTGGCACTGTGCGCGGACGTGCGGCCCGGCAATTCTTGATCCTGCTACAACCTCCCTGGCGTACGATGTGACATGATCAACCGAAGAACTCGGCAAGCGGGTCTTGTCTGTTGTCATCTTCCGCCGCTGCGTGGACCTTTGACCTGGCAGCCGGAGTCAATCCGAATTCAACCAGGTACGATTTGAATTGCGCATCGGCAGCGCGCAATTGCGCAACAGCCGGATTCGCTTTGATCAGCGTGTCGCCGCTCTGAGTCGTGACCGAGTAGGTTCTGCCGTCGCGCTCGATCAGAACCCGGCATTCAAGAATATCGGTGTAGCAATCACACAGCCGCTCAAGCGCCGCGCTGTCGGCTTCCGTCATAACTCCCATGCGATCGAGGATCAGCGACAGTCGGCCCCATGCGACTTTTCCGGAGTCGGCCAGGTGCGCCGGGCATGACGGGATTTCTCGTCTCGGCTTCGGCTCTGTTTTGTTGAGAGCGCGCTTGCCAGGATTGCCGGCGACGATTTTCAGATGCGTTGGAGTCGGGCGCCGGCCTGCCATTTATGCTCCTTGGAAACGATGGTCATTTTGCGGGTGTGTGTGAAAACA